GCACCACGGTCGCGACCGACAACACCCTCATCGGCGTCGCCGTCGAGGCGGTGGCCGGCGGCGCCGGCGACACCATTGGCCGGGTGCGCATGAACGGCAGCTTCTGATGACTGCCTTCGCCGCCGCCCTCGATGCGCTCTTCTCGGACGCGCATCTCGCGCGCGACGTCGTCTACACCGCCGAGGGCGGTGCGCCGTCGCTGGTGCGCGTGATCCTGCGCCGCCCCGACGACGTCACCAACTTCGGCGAAACGCGCATCTGGTCGGAGACCACCCGGCTGGACCTGCGCCTCGCCGAGGTCGCGAACCCGCGGCCCGGCGACCGCATCGAGATCGACGGCGAGGCCTTCCTCATCCAGGGCGAGCCCGTTCGCGACCGCGAGCGGCTGGTCTGGACCGTGGACCTGCGCCCGGCCTGACACCGATGAAGCTGAAGCTCGACATCA